TGAAATGGCTTGCATGGCCTGGCTTAAAATATGTTTTGGCTTCAAAGCCTATCTGTAAATCTATGTCCTCAACTTCAGCAATTACATTTACTACATTCTTATCCGACCCCTCTTCAGCTCCAAGTTCTCGGCTATAAATTCTAGAAACTACTTTACGGTACGCATGATTTAAGAAATCAAATTTGTGGTCAACTAACTCAACTAGTTTGTTACCTATACCAGACTTACACCATAGGTAGAAACGTCCCTTAATCTGAGTCATCTCCATGAAACTTAATGTACCCTCTGTCCAGATTCCTGCCCATTTAGGAGGTGCAATTCCAGCTAACCCAGATTGTGTAGCTGTCTCAAGTACCGCTAACCCCTTAAAAGCTATGTCATACGTAGTATTTCCACAGGTATCTTGAATTGGAATGCGGTAAGGCTGTACTGTAAAAAGTAGTCTATTTTTAAAATAACCAGCTACTGCTTTGTTAAGTAATTGCCTCTCTGGTACCCCTATATATTCTTTTATATCCTCAGATATGGACACATTCGCCCAACTTCCTTGCTGCTGACGCGCTGTATTTAGACTACGAATATCAGATTCCGTGGAGGTGTATAAGAAATCAAACCCCACATTTACTGCAGCTCTAGCGCCAGCAATACCATGGTTAGATATTATGATAGTACCAAAATTCTGAAGCTCTTCCCATTGATTAGCAGGGACATCCGTCCTATACGCCCATATCTGGTTTGCAACAGATACTACTAATGGTCCAATCTCTGTTGAAGCATCTACCCTTTGTAAATTGCCCATGTACGTAATAGGTTCATCAAAAGGTCTATCACCTACAGAGAAAAACTGACCTACTCTAGATGCGGATGGAGTTAATACTTCTGTGAAAGATACTGGACCGTCTGGAAACCCTTTAGCAGATGGGTCTCCTACTACAAAGTTATTAAATCGATTAGCCACTGCTAATCTAAACTGATTATATGTACCTATATTTGATACTGGTACTTCATAGTCGGATTCTACTGAACGTCTGACAACATCATTATCTATAATTAACGGACGTTGTGGATCATCATAAATTACTAAGAATCTTCCAGCATGCGACCAATTATATCTGTTAACATACTCATTCAGGAAAGTGTCATTAAGAATCTCAGCTGTACAAGCATCTAAGTCTATCTTAAAAATAACACCCGCTATGACAACTACATTAAAGACACCTTGGTCTGTATAATAGTCTGCGCTCATCTGGAACTTTCCAGAATTTAATAAAGATTGGTAACTCTGTACTTTACCATTCTCTGCTTTAAACTCTTTAGTAGTTATTACCCGCAGTCCTTGCTCATGGAACTTTAATCGAGGGCGTAATCCATTTACTAACGTGACATTAACAGCTCCAGCTAATTGAGTATTGCCTATCTTATCAGGTCTTACTGACTGATTAACTCCATCGAAACCTGGTATTGTGAACGGTGCTTCTGCCACATTAATTATTTTTTACGTTGTCTATAATAAACTGGTTCTTTGTTAACTGCTGGCTCTGTATTACTTGTAGTAGCAGATGTAGGAGGTGTCGTGGGTCTTGCGACCCACTTTGCAGCAGTTACAGCAGCTTTCTTAAATCTGGCTAAACAAGCTGGACATCCCATTATAGTGCCATTCCTGCATATAGACCTTCATACACTGCTGTTGGAGCTGCTGGAGTAGAGTTTTGAATCGTAGCATCTCCAGGAGTTGTAGCAGCATCACTACATACAATCTGAACACCTACAGATACGTTTCGTATCTCTCCTGGGGTTAGTACTAGTTGTAATGGAACCTGTACTTGGTAATCATTCTTCCAAGCAGCAGCTGGAGACCTAGTATCAAATACCTGTGTAAATACTACTACACCACCAACGGTTACATTAAAATTCCAGACACCACCAACTCCTAAGCGTAGCGCACCACCTGTTCGGATATATCCGTACATAGCAGTCTGTCTACATTGGGATGGATTTTCAAAAACCATATCTCCAGTTCCAACATTGTACGTTCCAAGAGCTGATATATCAATTGGAGCATTTAGTAAGGCACCATTAGTTTGAAATACATTTTCAGAAAACTGAGGACATGCACAACATCCTGCTACACATAATGGTAACCCAGCTGGGTATACAATCACACCAACAGGTGTGACTACTGGGTCAATTCTCATTTGAGTCGCATTGATAATACTGGTAACTCTGAATAGTCCACCATCTAAAATCAATAAGCTATTTTCACCACTTGTTGCAAAAATACTAGTGTCTGTTACTACAGCAATAAAGTCGGCACCAACATCGTCAATAGTACAATCAGCTGTTAGAGTAGTGCATTGTGCAGTGTCAGTATTTAACACCTGTGGTACCCACTTTGTACCATCCCATACTGGGATAGAATCTACAGCAGTAGCTACGAAAGGTTTAATATCTTGACCATCACATACTAGAAGTATTCCTTCTTCTACTGCAGTTTTAGAACATGGGTTATCGGCCGATAGAATTGTAACAATGGATAAACAACCGCCATTACAATCACGACCACCAGTTACTTTAGTTCCAGCTGGCGCTCCTGCACCTGTATTGTAAATCTCAAGTACAGTGGCTGAAACTACAGTAGCAACTACATATTCGTAACCGCCAATAGACAAGCGGCTTCCAACTACCACACCTGTCACACTAGATACTTCAACTGTGACAACTGTATTACCTGTCACATCAACTACAGGTGAGAAAAAAGAGGTCTCTAAACAAAGCTGACCACTGTCTACTGCAGAAGCACTATAGTCAGGTGTTCCAAGTGAAAATTCAGTGCATGCATCAACTACACGTCCTACTTCATTTAGCGTAACAGTAGGAGATGTTTCTGAAACAGATGGCGCTAAAAAGTTTTGAATATCGATTGTGTTGTTATGAGCATAGTAAGCAGTAATACGTAACCACCCAACAATCGGATGGAATAGAATTGCTCCTGGTGCGATACCTTTTGTCGGCTCAATCGCAACGTTAATATTTGTATTCAATAGTGGGATTGAAAAACTATTAAGAATCTTTAACGAGTGTTTGAAATATGCGACAGATGTTCCGCATCCTTGTTTACTAACTGGAACTACCACACCACTTCCGACTTTGGCGCCACTACCTACAGCTACTACGACAGTGCCGTTAGTAGTTGGACAAGCCGGCGTACTATTACAAGAGGTTTGAGTATTGCAACAACTAGATGCAACTGGAGCTTGAGCTACTAAAACTTGAGTAACTTCTTGACCATTTTCACAAGTAGCACATTCCTGGCATGTTGGTTCTATAACAGACCCCGTACTAGGGGATGAAATACTTCCATTACATCCACAACCATTGTTATTCGCCATGTCATCCTCTTATGTTAAAAATCTAGTAAAGTATAATCAAATTTTTCACCATACCTACTTGCAGACTCTTCTGCCAGTGTAAGTAACCACGCAAAATCTACTGGGTCAGCAATCACCTGACAGCCAGCAGAATGTTTATTCACAAAAGGAAATAACCCTTTTGTACTATGTATGTTCAGTCCAACCATTCCCCACACTCTTGGATAGGTCTCTTCTATTATACTATTTTTATTGCGGTCTCTAAAGAACTTAACTGCACTCAACTGAACAAAAGCTTGAGACCCTTTATGTAGTCCCAGTTTGTAGCTATCCCTGTACTGCTCATTACTCACGACTACAGCACACCCATTAGGATTAAGTAGCTTATCAATTAGGTAGTACCTACCAGGTAAGGTGGTACCTCTAAACATTTTGTAGTAGGGGATACCATTTTCATACCAAAAAGCCCCTACAAAGTCCGACCACTGGTTAAGCACTCCATTAGAGTTTCGTAGTCCAACTAGGTTTAGTTCTCGATACCTAGTTTTTACACGAAACTTATTAACCTGGTACTGTGCCAGTACAAACTTAAAGTCGGGGCATTTTCTGGGACTACTTGCTGTCAGCATCTAAATCTTTATTATCTCTCTTTTCCCACACACCCCATAAAGCAGATACTCCCAATGTTAGTGTAGATACTAATGCACCCTCTCCAGATGCTAAACTATCTGCAATCCACTGGGCAGCTGGGGCAAGCCAAGTATATCTTAGGGACAGCATAAGAATACCGGCACTACCTGAAGCAATCGCCACGCGTACTAAGGATGCAATAGCTTTCTTAGTGTAACGATTTCTTATAGGTTCTATAGCAGAATCGAATAATCTACTTACTATACTCATATATGTCCCTTATCCTAAAACTAGTCGATTTCTCTTCTCTATTAGTTTATCAATTCTACGCTGCTCTACAACTAGGTAATCTAGATGCTCCCTCCAAGTCTCCACGGTTATTGTGTCTTTATGTCGTACCCACTCTTTGGCTAGGGTGTTTAAATCCTGTTGACTAGCCTCTATTTTTTTAGTCAATTTTGTATGAGGGTGTTCGTTTTCCGTTCCCACGCTATCCAACCAAACAAGCGTACTAGACGATAGTACAGGTGCGCTCTTGCGGTTAGCTTGAAACATTTAGACCTCCTAGCGATTTTCAACATTTTATTTAAAAATTCCTTATCCACCTCTAAACGTAGTGTACGTCCATCTCCTTTATACATTTGGTAGGCTAAATCATGCCACCTGCAAGCCCACAAAAAAGGGTCTCGTTCAGAGGTCTGGAACCACCCATCCCCACAGCAATCATCAGCTTCCCAAACGATATGACCATCAACTATCTTGGCCATCGGCAACTACTTCTTCATCGATAGTCTCTTTAGGCGTCGGATCTGGACAGGAGCTATTTAGCAGGTCTACTACAGTTTGAAGTTCCTGTTCGACTTTAGAGAGTGCGTTTTTAATATTCTCTCTCTGCATAAATAGGTCAAACCCTCTCATCTTAAGATTTTCAATCATACGACTTCCATTTTTAAGGTTACTAAATTAAGTCCAGCTTGAGATTGCTCGATATGCTGCTCTCTAGCAATTCTAGCGTACTCTTCTGCTCCAACTTGGGTGCAGATGCTCCTAATATACTCAGCAATAGCTCTTTCACAATGCTTATTTAATGTTATGGGATTATCAACCAACTCCCCTTCGTCGTTTAATACTTGCTCGGTATATCCAGTACCTTTAGCAAATAATGGCATAGCTGCATCAATTACCTGCTCTGGTCCTTCTATCGTGATTACTAATTTTTTGCTCATATAAATCCTATGGAGTCCAATAAAATCCTTGCCCTCGTATCTCAATATTTCCTGTCGTGTAGTTACCAACAGAGGGGAGGTAAAAACCTAGCCGATTTGGGCCACCAGCAGCATCTACCCATCCTACTTTATATGACCCATTTTCAAAAATTGCGACCGAGCCATGATAATTCATACCATGCAGACCTGCGGTGGGGGTGGTGGCATAGACTACATTGGATGGGGTTCCTGTTAGGGTCGTTGTCATTCTAACAGTCCAAAAAACTATCTTACCAATTTGTGTAAAGTAGTTAATATGGGTCGTTGGTGTCCCAATCCCCATCGAACCTGAGCAACTCCATGTTGGACTCCATGTGGTCGAGTTTAACTCCCCAAGATTAGTAACCCCAGTACCCCCAGCCGTAACTGGGAGAATCCCTGTCGTAGCAGCAGACTGCGCTAAGTTTAATGCCCCAAAACCTACCGCAGTTCCAGAACGTCTTAATACTTGATGATCTGTTCCAGCAGCGATAGAGGCATTATCTGCTGCAGCATTTCCAGTAACACCCAAGACCGAAAGAGCCGAACCTTGCGCTAAGTTTGCAAATGGCAAGTCTCCTGTCACATCCGTAGCTAAGTCAATTGCACCACGAGTAATTGTTTGGCCAGCTATCGTAATATAATCAGGGGTTCCAGCTAAACTAACATCCCCAGAGTTAGTACCAGAAGTGTTCCCAATTACAGTTTGCTGTGCATCAGTGACATATCTTTTATTAAGACTGTCTGCGATATCGGCAGTAGTCGCGTCAGTTCCAGCAGTAACTAACCCCTTAGCGTCGTAGGTAATTTTGGTTTTAGTAGCGCCAGTAATGGCTACATTTTCATCTACCTTTCCATCTAGCACAGTTTGTAAATCTGTTTGAGATGAAAGAGTCCCAGTAATGCCACCCCAAACACTAGGTCCAGTCGCCCCAGTACTTCCAGTTGCTCCTGTAGCTCCAGTCGCTCCATTCGTACCGTTAGTCCCATTAGTACCAGTCGCCCCAGTTGGGCCAGGAGCTCCGACAGCTCCAGTTGCGCCAGTACTTCCTGTCGCGCCAGTGGCTCCTGTAGCTCCTGTTGCTCCAGTGGCTCCAGTTGCGCCTGGTGCTGGGATATAAGCTTCAAACGCAGTATTGCCAGCGTTTCGTCTAACAGACTCACTTGCCCCCATGGAGAGGTTCGATGGGATATCTCCAAAGTTCTGTCCGTAAACTGGAGCAGTTACAGCTAATAACGTAGCTAATACTAATTTGAAAAAGTTTGACATTTAAGCTCCTAAAATTCCATAAGTCTTAAGTGTATTAATAAGAGTTCCCACAATATCTGCTAGCTCATTAATACTTGTTGCGTCTGCATCAAATACCTTATCTGACGTGACATTACTCGCTGTCCAGCCAGTATTTTGAACTACTGGAGTCGCGTTCCAGAATCCTAACTTTTGAGTAGTAGCTGTTCCTATCTTCGTACCAGTAGTAGTTCCAACTGCTAAGTTTATAGCCTCTCCGAATGTTAGCGTACTACTTGCAAACTGTAAGTTAGAACTATCTGTTAATCGACCATTAGTAGTTGTGAATGGGATACGCCCAGTGGTTAGAGCAATATCATTTAGAGTAAATTCTTTTCTAGCAGCTCCAGTTGTGATTGTGCCGTAGTATTTATCAGTTAGAAATTCCTGCGCTCCGACCTCCGCAGTTGTGAGTAGTGGCCCAGATACCATTTTAATTGGGGCTGTCCCAGCCGTAGCCGACCCTGCTGCAATATGCAGTTTTGCCGTCATGGAAGTTAGATTAATTCCAACTCTTCCATTAGCATCAATTCGGATTCTTTCAGTACCAGCAGTAACAATACCTAATACGTTGGTAGTGGCATTATAAAGACCTGTGTCTGTATCTGCCCTAAATCCAAGCCCCACTACAGAGACAGATCCTTGTCCAGCTTGGAAATGTCCACCTACGGTTATCTGCCCCCCAAAACTTCCAGCCGAAGATTCGGTTAATAATAACACGCTGGTAGTCGAATGACCTGAATGGCCTCTAAGGATAATTCCATTATCACCACTTCTATTTGGCTGTACTCGAATAGTAGCAGATGGGTCTGAAACTCCTTGCTGTCCAAAAAAGACAGTATCATAATCACTTCGAGTATTAATTAAATAGGCATCATTCTGCCCCTTTACTTGAAAGTGAACAGTGGAACTACTCCCATTATTAAAGACGTTAGCATTGCCTAGAATTACCGCTGCGGTTCCACCCCTTGAAGATGGGATACTGACTCTAGGAGTTACGATATCTAAGTAGGCCGTACCTGAACTGTTTAACTGAATATAAGCTTGATAAGTTGGGTTTGAAGCTGAGTCATTTGCAATACCGAAGGCAAGCGAGGCATATCTAGTTCCTGAGCCAGTAGAGACTAGTCCAAGATGTGCGGCGTCCGTAACAGAAGTAGTCTCCCTATCTATTCTAACGACTTCAGCAACAGCGTTTGTGGGCGTGAGAGTATTATTATTACCCCATCCCCCATCAGTGGTATCATCAGTGAAAGTCAATCCAGCCGTAACTTTTGTTAAAGCAGAGAATCCACCACCATTAACTTGTCTAAAGATTTTATACCCAGTTGCTCCAGCTACCGCAGCAAAAGATGCGCTGACCGACTGAGAGCCACCAATCGCAGTAGTTGATAATGTTAGATATGTGGAGCTGTAAATATTTTGCCCAGAGATAGTCTGGTACGCATACACTCGATAATCTCTATTCTGAGATGTGCCAGTAAAGCCATACCCAGTAGGAGATACTGCGGTTCCATCCGACCAAGAAGCGTACCCAGTGTCATAAAAATCTGTGGAGATGATGCGACCATACGCAACTGCGCTCGTAGGAGCTAGGATTTTTGCGCCACCTGCTGGCATCCCAGAAAAGGTATGTTTTAAAATATACCTAATGCTATCCGCAGGTATACTAGTAGAATAAGCTGATCCTATTGAACTATAAAAAGCATTTCCAGACGGACTAGTTCCACGACCATAAGGATCAAATGAATAGGTAACACTACCACCGCCACTATAGATATTACCCCACGCGGAGCCGCTCCCATCATCAGAGTAGTTGTAATCAGAGAAGTACCCTGGGTAACTACCAGCGTCTAACTTTTGATACGTCCAAGAACTTCCACCGTCAAAGGATTTTCGTACAATTACACCGTCGTAGGTTCCATTAAATGTCCAGCCTAGGTCTACCCAATAATAGTTGCCAGAAGCATCATCTGTAAAATTATACGAGACTGGAGAACCTGAAGTGTAATCAGTTCCTAGAATAGTTTTATACTGGTCAATCTCATAAAGAATATTCTGACCACTTGCATAGTAGTATGAATTAGATCCATCATATTGTTGATTAGCGTAATCGAATGAAGCTGGTGCGCTAGGGCCAGAACCACCCACGTTCTGGTAATAGCTAGGCCATGGAGAGTAACTAGTCCCAGCGCCAGACCCAGTATCTATAAAATCAGATACGGCTACCTGTGTATAATCAGAGAATCCCCCTGCGTTAACATCTCGCTCAACTACATAGACAATAGTCTCACCAGAAACTACAACGTCATTCCAATCAACCTGAATGTCATAGTAACTTCCATCATTCGGATCGGCTCCTGAAATTTCAAGGTAGTTGGATGATTTATAATAAATACCATCTGCATATAATGCTGCATATATTCTATAAGTGTAGGTAGAGCCGTTAGCATATAACGCCCCAGAGCCACCATTGATAAATGAAACGCTTCCAGAACTTGATGCTGCTAATTCTGCAATTTGTGTAATCGTACCGCTTGGAGCTGACGCTGAAATTTCTGCGACTAAAGAGATACTTCCACTTGCTGGAGCTGCTACTGTTTGCCCAACTACTCCTGCGACATGAAGTGGATTTAGTGGTAGGGCTACTTGAATACCTAGTCGTTGCAGCGCATCATCAACAGATGATCCATCTAGTCCACCAAACACACCAGCGTTATTAAACTGAACTTGTAAATTGGACCCACCTGGAGATGTTGGGGTACTTGTAGCGGCAATCTCTAACGTCTCATTACCACCGTCATTATTTTCTGTAAGAGTAATTCCAGTTCCAGCTACCAGCTTACCATTTAGATAGCCAGCAAGTGCATCGTTTAATGATACTTTGACTTTTTCGTCACTGGCAGCACCAGGTGTATTAACTACATCTAACTTTCCAGTAGTAGGATTAATTACTAATCCCATTACACCCTCACAATATGCACATCGGCTATATCAGTATGAGTTGCATCAGTATAGTTTACAGTTAGCGTTGCAACTAATACCCCACCTGGACCACCATTCCTGTAGGTGTACACTACTTGAGTAGCTAGTGGGTATGCAGCAGAAATATAATCACAGTCAGGAATCCACAAACCTGGTAACTTAGTATCGAGATTTGTTAAATGTACGTTTGCTTCGATTGCTTCAATAATCAGTCGTGTTAACTGATTTATGATTTCCTGTAACGCAATCTGTGGGTCAAGATAACAGCAAGGGTCCTCTGGATTCTCTAATATGGCAACAAGTTCTTCTAAGGTGTATGCCATCTTTCATTACTTGTACCACAAAGTTACTGCGACATCTCCACTACTGACTTTGCTTTGGTCTGCGTCTTCAATCCGCGCAGTAATACCTACACCAATACCAGCGTTAAATGGAATTTCTGCACCACCTAATGATACAGAGCCTCCAGCGGGAATTGCAATTTTAACAATTGGTGTATGCTTACCAACAAAATTAGTTTCTGTTACGTTGTATAGTTTTACGTAAGCTACTTGAGATGGGTTACTATTGGAAATAACATAGCCCTCAACTACAGAACCAGTTCCAGTTACAAGCCACTGATTAACACCTTCAATTGAAGAACGATTAAATACTTTAGTTGGTATCGGTAATACGCTATCTTGTTTACGTGCTTCCTTTATTTCGCTTACCGCAAACTGAAAGGACTCAGTTAATTGTACAATAGTAGCTGCATTTGCGTCTACTACTGCAGCTAGTCTTCGCAGTACATCATCTACGAACGCACTAAACATTGTGACAGTATTTTCGTTAGACTGTACTACACGCTGTAACTCTTGATTTAATAATTCTTGGTTTGCAGCTGTAGCCAGACCTTTTTGCTGTTCTGGAAAAGTTATATCAAACTTAATATCCCTGACTGCTTTTTCAATATCTTTAAGACCACTATTAGTAGCAGCATCATCAATAACAAAATTCTTTTCAAGTAGTGCTTTACGAAACGCTTCAAGACTGGTGTAAACTGCTTGTATACCTTTTTCAGTTGCGGCATTTTCGGCAAGAGGTAACTTAGTAACTTCTACAGCACTTCGCTTGTCTAAAGACTGTTTAATATCTACTAAAGTATTTTCAGTAGCATAATTAGTTGGGAGTGCTTTACTAGCAAGAGCAGACAACCCCTGATTGATTGTGTTATATACCTTACTAAGAATTGTTAAAAATTCTTTACGCTCTTCAGCCTTAACCCCTTCCAAACCGCTTACATGTTTCAATAATTCTGTAACCGTGGATTCTACAGAACCAGTTATAGCAGAACTTAGTTCATTTAATTTGACTGAAATTGTCTCACCCTTACTGGTAAGTTCAACAACATTTCCAGCAGATACTATCTCACTCAGTAATAGTAGTACTAGTTTATCACGCTCGCGCTCATTAATCGCTCCAGTAATGCCCTCTGCGTTTACCTTATCAATAAAGCTTTTTACAATTTTATTCATTTACTTTACCTGTTCCTAAGATGTACCCCTTAATCTCACGCATGTCTTCTCTAGTTGCGACAATGTTTTGATTGATATTCTGAATGTTTACTTTAATTTCTGCAACCTGTACTTTTGTACCATTATGATCTGTCTCTACTCCGGTGATACGAGACCGCAATTCACTCGTATCTGTTTTCATGTGCTCTTTTAAATCTGCATTATCTACTTTTAACTGTTTCACAGAAGTACTCACTGTAAATAACCATACTACACATGATACTAAGACACCTCCGATAGCTATCGCTATGTTGGTTAGATGTTCCAGTGTTGCTACTAAAGATTGTGCCGTTTGGATAGATTCATGCATTTTAAGCCGTTCTTTTAAACACTGAAATATATGCTGTAGTAGACACAATATCAAAAGGTGCAGCACCTAAATTAGCAAATGTAAACTTAACGTTTCCTGCAGCATTTACGTAACCATACCCAATGAACCGGTCCATATCTGCTGTATCTAATGTCACAGATACTTGGTCTCCAACCTCGGCACCTGGTACCGCTAACGACCAGTTAGCAGGGGCAGTACCATTATTAATCACACCAGGATTTAGAGCAGTGCTGGCTAATATACAGTTATCCTGCCTAACAATAGCTGTATTAAAAATAGGACCTGATACAAGTCCTGGTGGGAAATAGTTTCCAGTTAATCGTGTATCTGTTGGTACTGGTGCAGATGCTGCTATCTCAATAGGAGCTTTAGAAAAAGTTGTGCCAAGTGACCTATTACCTATGAACATAGTTCCAGTTGGGGCTAACAAAGCTGAACTAGTTAACACGATGTTCGCGTATGTTCCTGCACTAACGCGACTACACTCTAAAATAACGTTACCTTGTACTAATGTATCGTATGTTTCCGCTATATAGATTCCCACATACTGACAATCTCTAATGCTATTTTCACTGATAATAGTATGTGTAGAATCTCCAGCGGCAGCTATACCTCCAATTACTTGGATACCATTACCACCACTTAGTTGAACTGTATTACCCTGTATTAGGAAATCAGCACTTCTACCTGTAAGTAAAATACCTGACCAACCTGCTACACCACAACTCTTAATGAAGTTATTAAGTACCTTAGTTCCAACTGGTTTAGGATCTGGCGCAGTATTATTCATCATAACTGCACTACCATCCCATCCAGTGAAGTAGTTAGTTGCGATTACAAGACCTGTCGCACCTCCATCAATTCTAACTCCCTTCTTTCCACGGTTAGCAGTCGCTATAAACGAGTTATTAGAAATATTTCCACCAGTAATATTCTCAATGTATACCGCAGTCCCAAATACACCTGGATTAGCAATTGTTCCCCACAACTTATCGAAGTGACAATTCTGAATAATCGGATAATTTGAGTTATCTGCTATGTAGATTCCATTGACAAAACCGTCTAAGGCACCATTACCAGAAAATACTACACCAGTAATAAGTGTGTTATCAGCTCCATTAATTCTGATAGCCGCAATATCTGCTGCCAATGGAGATATATTAGTTCCTTCCAGTCGAATGTTATCTAGACCAGTGAAATCTGCGTCTAATGAAATACCATCGAGAGTATTATCTGTGAATCTAAGTACACTGGTCTCGGTACCGTTACCTTCACCAAATACTTTTTGACCCTTACATCCAATACTAAGGGTCTCACCTATTAGGTATACACCAGATGGGACGTATATAGAACTACATGTAGCTAAAGCTGCTTGAAATGCTGCTGTATCATTAGTGACGCCATCTCCACGCGCACCATACGCTTTAACGTTTACAAAATCCTCACACAGTCCTCTATTTAAAAGGTACTCTCCAGTAGGACCGAAACAATCGAAACCATCAATATCACAGATGTCTAATTCTACTTCAGGATTGGTTAATTGAGCATCATCATAGTCGATTGTGTATCTAAATTCGTTAGCAGGACATCCTGTGCTATCGGAAAGACTTACCTTCTCTACTAATTTTCCCAAGATTACTTTTTGTGGCTCTTCTGTATCAATACAAATAGGCTGCATAACCTTAGCAGAGTCTACTAGTTTAATTGCGATACTTGAGCATGGCCCACATAGTGGGAACACGATTGGAAGAACTATGCTTTCCTTTTTGGGACAGCTACCACTACAGCTGGAACTAATTATTGCTAAACGTTCTGTTTGAAGCTTGTAGTTAAACGATAAGCGTTTAGTTGCCATTATGCAGGTTCCACTGGGATTAGATAACCTTCTTTTTCAATCAGGTATCTGTCAAAACATGTAAGACAACAAATAGTTGCAATATCACATGCAGTAAACCCTAAGTCAGGGTCAGCTAATACTACATTATCATAACGCAAAGTTAGTTGTTGTATGGAGCTACATGGCGCCAGTTGAGAATCTACAAGCGTAGCTTTTACAAATTTACCATTAGCAGCCAGGTTAGCTGCTTCGATAAAAGTGCTTTCTTTAAATTCTATTACTACTTGTTTTGGACATGGGCAGTTTAGTACGCATCCCCAGTTGATTGTTTGATTCACTAACGACATATAACTCCTACCTTGTAAACCTTTTGAAAAGTAGGAGGGTTTCCCCTCCTACTTCATTCCACGTAATTTCTTACGCAGGGTCTACGCGCATTCAGTGTAGGTTGGTCCACATGCAGGACATCCATTACCGACTGTTGGTACTACGCATACTGATACGATAGTTCCATGTTCAGCAATCAATGTCTCGATGTTAGTTGCCAACGCACCACTTACTACATATTCAAATGTAGCCAGATTTGCAGAGACATAATCTACTACTGCGCTTGTTCCATCACAGAAGTAAACATTAATGTCGTCACCTGCAGTCAGGTCTACAAGTTTTCTGAATAACTGTAGAGTAACTTGGTCATTACCAGCTGTTGGGTTCGTTACACATAGAACATCGGAAGAACAGATACCGACGTCTGTGCAAAGAACAGATACATACCAACCAGCAGTTAGTGATGGAGTCGCACCAGCGAAGATAACTTCGACAGTTAGACCATCAGCACTTACTTGAACCACTGCGCCAGTTGCTACACCACCATTAGCTAATTGAAAGCTAATTGGGTCTAAAGCTACTAGTCCAGTTGTCTTATCTAAAGTGAAGATAAGGTTAGTGGATACGAATCCTGGTCGTGCAGATAATACCATAGGGCAAGGACATTCTTGATCTGGAATATCGTTGTCACATGGAGTTGGCTCTGTGATACAAGTAATAGTTCCCCAATCTTGTGCCATGTAAGCCTCATCACGTCTACGGAATAATCCAACATAAACATAAGGATAATTGCCAGGTTCCCAGCCAAGAGTTGCCTCTGTCCAGAACCAAACAACGTTGTTCTTAGGATATGAGCAAGGGTCAATCGCAAGCTGCCAGTTAAAATCTGGATTCTTAGGACGGAACGCCTCAATCATAGCTTCTTCACCACCTGGTTTAACAAGTGCTGCAGGAGCCTGACCAATAAACAACATAGTGTGATATTTAGCTGTGTAGTACTCTTCATTTTGAGCGTTTCTTACACCAATCTGTGTAGGAACGTCATTTTGTTGTGGGAATACATACTCAACTTCACCAGTGATAGCATTAATGTTAGCGCGAGGCATTTTTGCGTAATTAACGAACGCAAACAATCCACGGAACTGGTCAGTAATGTTATAACGTAGAAGACGGTCGTCAGCCATAGAGCTGAAACGTGTATCTTCTTTAAGATTTGGGTCATGATACAAGAAGTCAGAAATGTCTTCTGCATTACCAATCGCAAAGTAGCTCTTACCACCACCAAGCATTAATCCAGCAGGAACACGGTTATTAACCATGCGTGTGTGGAGCTTAGTGAATAAATCGATTGACAAGCGACCCAATGGATTTCCAGATGGAATAATTGGGAATTTTGTCACTTCATTAGCTTGGTAGAATCCACCGGAAGCTGGAATAACGAATTTCTGAGCCATGCGGAACAACTCAGCCATTACGAAATTCTCAAGCTCACCTTGAACTACACCAGCTAGTGAGTCAATTTTACCTTGAATAAATTCAGGAGCAAAGTTTGCATAAGCCCAGTCATCAAGACAGAATGCCTCAGTTTTAAGAGACTTCTTCTTAAGACCCCATGCAACCATTTCAGCACCGTCTTTCCTCTCGTACCACTTGGTACCACAAGCAGAGTGAGCTGGCTCATGTGAATTACCAGGAGATGACTTACGAACATCTTCCCACTCTTCAGTGAAAGCATTTGGTGACTGATAACCGTAATACACTTGCTTATGGAACACGTCTCCGTTGAAGTATGGAGTGGTTTTCATAGGCATCAAGTCATACAAGAGGGTAGCCTCTTTATATGTCAAATCTGCAATTTGTGGGTTAATGTTTGGAACTAAATCTCGTAGAACTGAGACCATTCCATTGGCGTTAATAGTTAATTTCTGACTCATTTTTGTGTCCTAAAATACAATAATGACCACGCGATAATTGGGGTCACTGAAAAACATCTAAGTATTTAAGCCACTAACGGTTTGGGCAGTCGTCAACTGAGTCTAAGTGTCTAGCTTTTTGGGCAGGTGCTACCTGTATGAATAGGGTACAGGAAAATACAGGGTAGCAGCAATACCAAAAACATTATTTGGAAGCATTAACTAATAAATTGTGCAAAGTACTTCTATCTGGAAGTATGCCATTAGTTGCCACACTAGATGGAACTTCAACACTGGCACGCCCACTAGTAGAAAGACCTGGTACAGAACCAGTTACTTTCTGTAAGGCAGACTCTAATTCTTTAATTCTAGATGATTGCTCATTCATTTTAGTCACAACAGTGTCAAAAGCAGCTGCTTTTTGTGAAACTGCAGCAACTCGCTTACTCCATTCTAGTGGAACTACAGCCATTCCATTAAGTGCAGCAGACTCTACGACATCATCAAATAAATTCTGAGCCATAGATAAAATACCACTATTAGCCCCCATCACCTCTTTAGTGTATTCGTACTCTTGGTACACTTTAGTGATTTCGTCCCAAGCTAACTTCTTGGATGTCTTACGCTCTGTTTCAATTCGGTTTTTCTCTTGGATAGTCTGACGCTCTCTTTCCTGTCTAAGCATTTCGCGTGTTTGCATTGGACGCTTATCAGCTTCCATTTTTAATGACATTGTTTCACGGAAGCTATTAATAAGCGGTGACATCTGTTGAATAGCCAGGCTATCAAACTTTGTAGCCAATAACTTATTTTGTTCAGCAATGTTGTCTGCGCGTAGTACTGCTTCAATTAAATTCTCAGACACGCCATAGTCAGCAGCAAATCTGTGCAACTGTCCTAAAATTCTAGCAGCAGGTTCAATAAATTTCTGTTTATACTCAGGGGATTCTTCTAGTTCAAACACCTCCCGATAGACCGCGTTGGTTTCGGCCTCCTTTTTAGCAGCTTGTGCCTCTTCCAATGCCTTTTCAGCTTTTTGGTCTGCTTCCTGTCTAATGCGCTCTTTTTCATCAGCAAGTGCCTGTTTTTCAGCCTTAGTAGTTTCTAACTCAGTTTCAAGGGTCTTAATCTTTAACTTAAGTGGTTTGAAATTACGTTCTTTAGGATCATCGATATCCCCTTCCACACCAACTGGAGCTGTTGAATCTCCTGGCACAGAATTTGGAGCTTCTGTACCAGGAGTTTCTACAGGTGGGTTTGCGTCATTCGTAGGTAGCAATCTGGCAGCGGTTAATCTCGCTCGGACACTAGCTTCATCAAATACATTGGTATTTGGAGCTGGAATATTAATTATAGAATCTGTTACTGGAGGTGTTACTTGCTCGGTCATTGTTTTACCTGGTCAGGGGTTACTCCATAGGTAGACGCGCCTAAGACGTTCTCTACACTCTTGGAGAAATTTAATAAATTTTTGAGGTTTTCTAAGGCTTCAGCATACCCAGCCTTTTTAGCGGAACTAACCACTAATCCGTTTATGTCAGCCTTAGTTTCTAGATGACGAATTAACTTAACATCTGAAATCTCACGTAAATACGCAAAAACTCCGTTATCCTCTAGGGTATTTATTGCATCCCCGATAGTCTTAGCCATCACAGGGTTCTTAAGAGCTTCTACGAATAACGATGTACGTTCAAGTTTCATTACTCACCACTACCACTATCTTTAGCACCACTCAACAACCTTTCTCGATGCTCCATAACAATTTTTAGACGACCATTTTCTTGTTCGTCCTTAGCCTTTATCAGCCCCATTAATGTCTCTAAGTCAGCCTGTTTAGATATCTTAAGAGCTTGTAAATCTAACTCTTTAAATACCTTTTGGTACTTCATCTGGATTTCTTGAGTATCCACATTCTGTTGACGTGCTAAATCAATTTCCTGTTGGCTCAATTTCTCAGCTTTTTTCTGTTTAGCTTGAGTCGCAGATAACGCAGCAGCTTGTATCTTACGAGAGAAGTTAACTAAGGTGCCGTAAACAATCTTAAGCTGTTTAGCTTCACCTCTAAGAAGTGGGTCTTGGTCAAGTGCTACTAAATGTTTAACCCAATGAGGTATCAACTGTTGTAATACAGCATTAGCTATAATTACTGGTTCCTCATCTGGCTCTGCATTGTACTTAGCAGGGTCTAATTGTTGTGACTCAATCTCATTTTGTAAGTCGATACCAACTTGAGCATGCCCAGAAGCATGTCGCAGATGGTCTTGGTTCTCGCCAAACTCAACAGGATAGCCCATACGAATCATATTGTTCTCTAAGGCAACAATTGAATCCTCATTATTTGGACGCTGTGCGTTATCTTCTTCAGGGAAGAACGCTGCTTCATGCTCATACCCTGTTTTAATAGCAAACACATAACGAGTTAAATTCTTTCGTCCTGCTGGTCCAAGCATGCCAGACATTGATAACAAATCGTTTGCAAGCATCTGGTCAGCAGTATTACTACCACTTCCAAGAATACGACTTGCTGACAGCTCCAGTGCTTCAGGCATGCCAAAGAAGTTTTTCTTACCTTCTAGTAGTCTAACTGGAAATTGCTGTCTCTCAAGCTTTTTAAGGAAATACTTCTTTTCCTCTCCACCAGCTAAAGCTGACTCAGTACCCATAAAGCGGTTAAATAACTGCGGTAAGAACATATCTAACTGTTCATAGTGATGTGCAGTATAGTTTTTATAAACCTTGTACTCTTTAGTAGCTTTTTGAGCCATCTCTTCACGACCACGCTTCACACTATCAGGTACATTTACGTTAAAACCACCTAAAATACCTGCATTTTGTAGGTTTTGTCGTAAATAATTGGCTCCTGAGATAGTAGGGGCAATAGCGTTAAAAATGTTACTTTGTTGTAAGGAACCACTGCCTAAGTCGTTAATAGCCCCTAATGTAAGGTCGTAAGCACGTGTTTCTTGGTTAGTAGCTCCACTATTAGACACAAACAGCGTAGATGCACGATGAACTTGGTCTAATACACGGCAATCAGCTAATGTAATAGCGTCTACTAACTCAAATATATCCCCACCAACCCCGATTGCAGAGTCATAATACTCAACACCAGGCTGGAACGTGAATAACTGTGTAAACTGTTTAAATTCTTCGTATACATCTTCCTTCTTGAACAAGAAGTCTGAAGTACTAAACGCTCTTGAGAATATTACTTGACCAACTTTATCGTTCTTTTGCTTGTACCACATATTAACCAAGCGAAAGTCACTTGAGTATTGTGTAGCAACACCGCGTGGGTCATTACTTACTACAGACTCTAATTGTGCCCACTGAGAGTCATAATCAATAGTGCCAGCCGTACCTTTATCAGTACTTAGCCAGTAAGCAGACGCAACTAACAATAGTTGCTTAAGGGAATCAATATCCCACCCAGCTGCCTTACTACTTTCGCCATTTACCACCAGTCGCCATAGCTCTTCAGGAGTATATGTATTAATAACCCCTAAAAAGTACCAAGTTTCGACATCTGTCTTAGCGTCTACTGGTAATACGATGTTAACTGGATGTGGTACCTCAAATCTCCAAGTGCTCGGTTTATCCCAGACAGCTAAGGCAGTCCCAAACTTAGATAAGTAGCTACCGATTAAGTTACGTCGTAAACTAAACTGGCTCCACAGCTTAAGAGATTTAGTCCACACATCTCCAAGCATCTCTTCATATATCAAATAGTTTGGCTGCGGTGTTCCCATAGGAACGTTCAACGTACCTGGAGGTGGAAGGTCGATAGTAAACTTGGCGATATTTTTGACTTCGTTAGCCAAACTCCAAAAAGTATATTCAACTGAACGTACGTGGAACCTAGCTTCACCAAAGTTCTTATTAGTCATGTAACCAAGACCTGCAGCATCTAATTCACCTTGGTCATGTGGTGGGGCACCATCAATCATGCGCTCGATAGTCAGCAATTGTTGACGACTAGTAGCACGCTTTGAATACACAAAATCAAAATAGTGTCGTGCTTTTTGAATGTTATCAGCAACACTCCAGATGTAGAATTGTTGTGTTGAGTCTGTTACGAATTGATCTGTCATTTATCCCCTAGTAAATCTTCGTCGATTTGCCAACATTTCATGATCTTCCCATCCAAGTCACGCATATTATCATTAGGCAGTCTTATTTTAACATGCTTATCGATTGTGAACATAGTCCTTTTAAGTCGTACCTTAGTTAGTAGGTCACAGCCACATAACAAACATTGTCCTAGATACCTGTCATAACGAGTTTTACCTGTCCCACGTACTGCTGACATTAGCGCACGACTTACTTTTTCAAGCATCGTGTAGTCTTTTAAACCATTTGTATTATAGCGACATTTAAAACATCTTTCAGCACGCTTCTCAGCTAACTCATCCGACACCAAACATTCCTTACCTACACACTTAGCCTGTATCATCGATAGAAACGAGCCTACCCCAGTTACGTACTGCGCTAAGGTAATTGGAACTGACTCATTCTTCTCGATTACAAACTCTTTATTTTCGTCTAATTCGCATAAGTACATCTCTATCAGCAGCTCTATATTAGCGATTGCTGGTAACCTATTCACCTCACGGTAAGACTTCACGTGTTGCACAAGGCTTAAAAAAGTCGGATAAGTACTATTAAATTCGTGTTTTGTGTCTGGGTCGATAAACCCTAGTTTTATACGATTATTACTAAGAGAATTAAGCCGTTTCATGCAAGTCTCCCACCCTATTAGAAAAACAAAATCAGGAAAACTAGTCATCGAAGCGTATGACGCTTTTTACCCCTACATGGACGACCTTTCCCTAGAATTACTTTTATACCGAAAACACCTATTTGGGGAACACGCTAATCCACATAAATGCTTTAAGCACATGAAAAATGCTCACGACCTCTTGTGGCCAGAGTATGCTAAGACTTGGACAGCTTGGGATGATAGAGCTTTCCAAGGACATGCCGAGGGACATGAGTGGCTTGGATATGCTGGTCCTGGTGGAACTGGTAAATCAGTGCGTGCAGCTAGAATTGGTTATATATTTTATTTATCAGCTCCACGAACATGCCGTGTGGCAGTTACCTCAACTACTGTTGACTCAGCTAATGCACGCTCCTGGGGTTACGTTAAGTACTTCCATAACGAAGCAAGACAACGGTGGGACTGGATTAAATTAGGGTCTAAAGTAAAGCCTAACTGTTTTTACTGGAAAGCATCTGGGATTGATTTAATTAACTGTATTATCCTAGCCCCAGTACTTAAAGGGTCAAAAGATAAAGAAGAGCGTACACTTTCAACTCTTATCGGTGTTCACCCAAAAGATGGTTATTTAATTCTGGTCGATGAGTGTAACTTCATGCCGTCTGGAATATTCGGTGTTTTCGCGAATGCTAAAAAAGGTACATCTTGGTTTCAGGCCCAGGCTATTGCTAACCCGATTGACAAATACGACCCGCATGGCCTTATGTGTACCCCGAAGGAAGGATTCGACCGCATAAATCCACTTATTCAAAAAGAGTGGGAAACTGATAAGGGAATTTGTATTTACTTGTCACCGTTCGATTCACCAGCAATTACACATCCAGACCCAGAAGTTAAAAAATTCTATACAGATATTGGGTTCCCTACTATCGAGTCTCTTACAGAAGATGAACGTACTTATGGTAATACTACAGTTGAATACTGGTCGCAGTGTCTTGGCTATTGGCCACCCTCTGGAGTCGATAAAGTCGTAGTTTCCCAGCAGATAATGGAAGCTGGAAAAGCATTCTTAGACCCAGAGTGGCAACCAGTAGAGGATTATACGGTAGCTGCCCTAGACCCAGCTTTTATGTCAGATGGTGATAACTGTGTCCTCCAGTTTGCTAGACTTGGGTACACTACAGATGGACGTTATACTTTAGCCCCTACTGAGCGAGTCGAGATAAAACTAGACGCAACATCTCCAGAGGACTCTTTTTACCAAGTAGCTAGACGAACTAAAGAAGAGTGCGTCAAACGTAATGTCCCAGCTAGAAACTTAGGAGTCGAATGTCATGGTACTGGTATGGGTCTTCCAGGTATTATTAAAGCTGAATGGTCAGATGACTTCATACGTATCGATGGCTCTAATTCACCATCAAAACGTATAATCGATGCTAAAACTAACTTACCAGCTGATAAAGCGTATCGCAACAAAATCACTGAAATGTGGTTCTCAGCGAAACGCTACATAGCCTCTGGACAAATTAAATCATTACCAAGGGACGTGGCGCAGCAATTATCTCTTAGAAGATATGAAGGCCCACCAGAAAATCAAAAGATACAAGTAGAGTCTAAGAAAGACTTTAAAGTACGACTCGGCCGTGTAGCTGGACAAGCTAATAAATCTCCAGATGAGGCAGATGCTTTTGTAATATGTATCGAAGTAGCAACTATTCGTTACGGATTTAAAGTTGAAAGCCCTGAAACAATCGCAGACAGAAAACAATCATGGAAAAAAGACCCATATAACTCTGTAGCTATTCAGTCTATTTTAGACTCTTATAATGAACGAGATACACAGTCTAAGTCTTACGGTAGACCACAGATACAGCCCCAGTTATCAAAAGGCACTTACGGCAAATCTAACTCGTTTTCAGGCTATAAGAAGCGTTAATCCTCTATTTCAGAGGGGTCTACTTCATCTACACCTCCCCCGAAAATATCCCCCATTCCCTGTCCTGCAGGGTTTGATGGTTTTTTATTATTCTTTGCAAGTTGGGCCATACTAATTTCACCAGTTGGAGTATAATTCAAAGCAAAATATTGTTTAGTAATATCCCCTAAAGTTTTAACTAAACTGCTAGTTAATTCGGCAACGTCCATAATTCCTGTAACTACTGGGTCTTCGTCAGAGTCCTCGTCTGTTTCTATAACAGAATCCATCTTAGAGTTTTTAAGAGTTTTAATAGCTCCAGTTACTAACTCAGCAGCATCCTTTAGACCGTCGCGAGCTACCTTACAGGTTTTTATAAATTCGGCATCTGTGTCACGAATCTGTTTGCTTACTTTCGTCAGTCTCTCTGACTCTAGACTTACTAGCCCTGGAGGATTTTTCCCATCGTTTGAGGTCATTGTTGGTGTACCATTTTTTAAATACTAAGTCGTCTAAGGATATTCCAAAAAATGTAGCAATTTTAGCAGCGACATACAACGTCTTTAATTCAGTCTTGCTATTATAACCGCCCAAATACAGCTCCATATCTTTCCATTTAATTTTATAGATATTCTGTATCTTTCGGATATTTGCTTTTATGTGGGCATTAAATTCGTCGGTGTCTTTATAATTTTTCATTAAATGTTTTAATTGTAGACCTGTGTCGAATTAATTAAATTGCGGTCGCTCCTGCCTCATATTAATAAGAACTGTGACTACTCCTACTACGCCTGTGACGAATTTAACACAAAGTCGATTTCCCAGAAATTCCATTTTGAAAAATTTTTTCAACACACCACATTCAATCTGATTTTGTCCTTCTTAGTATATAAGACACTGACCATTTCTTTTTGCCTCGGCCGACCGGTGTGAGGGGTGACCAACTTTTTCAAAATTCGTCAACGATTTCAACCACTTGCACCAATATCCTGACAATATCAGCTCGCGGGCAATCGATAGCAAGGCACTAACTAAAACTGCGACGAATTGCGGGCGAATTGCGGGGAATTGTGACGAATTGCCAACATTAGGGATTAAAGGGCGCTTTACTTCACTAGAAATAAAATTCTCAGTAAGTAAGAATTTTGGATCTATTAGTAAATGCCAAAAACATTATCAAAAAAACTTTTATAAAATAGATTGCCTGATATTTTAATAAGTGTTAAAGTGTTTAGGTGTTAGAAATTAATCTAATAATTATGAGGACATATGACATCAAGAGAATGCGACACCATAATCAAACCAAACTATTTTAAGAATATAACAGAGCCACTAATACTATTAGTATCTGCGCTTGTTATCCTTACTATCTTGTTTGCATTCGAGCATAGAAATGCACGCTTAATAGGTCAGCAATCTGAAGCACAAAAACTTTGCAATAATCTGCAAGTGTTGGGATTAAGCTGCAAAATTTTAGACAATAAATAAGGGGACATCATGAAACTATTAAAAGAAATTTATATTTCATCACCTGAAGCACTAGCACTAAACTGCGACGGCGGGACACGCGCGGGCAATTATTTACTGAAAGCAAAATTGACTACTGATTACATGAGCAATTCTAAAAAACTAACTGGAGTTCATATATCGCCGGTATTTATTGAAAATATCGACGATAACGGATCACAATATAGGATGGAATATAGTAACGGCGGGGCGCTATGCGTGCGCTTGCGATTCTCTAAACCCTATAACAGTAATCAGTTAAAAGCTATTGCGGGCGAAATTAGAACACTAGCAAAAACTAAACTAGATAACATTCAAAGCGTTAACGATCCGCTATTGGCACCATTCGCAAGAATGTTAGAAATTTTACAGCATCACCAATTTTAATTTTACAAGGATACACAATGGCACCATTAAATTTTAATCAGACTATAAAAGAGTTTCCACAATTCTATAAAACTATAACTAGCATCGATTATCAGATACTAAAAAAACTATATATGCACGCTAAAAAACTGCACAGAAATTATGAGTATCAATGTAACGGTGCTAATCGTGACAAATTACCACGTGAAACATGGGAAGAGTACGACAAATTTAGAAATGAGCAACTAATACTAATAGACAAATTAGTTGACAAGCTAGAAATTGAGGCGACGCGATTCGCTGAGTCAATTGACATGCTAATTTATTTTCAGACAGATCCGCGCGGGTTATCTATTTACCTACAACGTCGCGGAATGCCTCACGTAATGACTGATAGTAATTACAATACAGCTTGCGACATCTGCTTTTAATTTTAATAACTTAAGGAAATACAATGGACACAGAAACACGCATGACACCTAACGATTTCGACAAATTTTGGCGACGTCGAAACAAGGATCTAGTCAATTTATTAATAAAACTAAAAAAACATATTAACACCGATATGTTACAAGAGGGTGACACGTTGCCTAGTATTCAAATAACTATATCAGTCGATAAACTATTATCAGACTGGAATTATCAGACCGGCGACAATAGCTATAGTGGCGGGTGTTATGGTGACCCCTATTGGGGCGTCGGTTCCCTATATCGGCGCACTAACTGCAAGCAATTAGCAAAGGATCTAATTGAAGATCTAGCTAATCAAATTAATTTTAATAACTAAGGATCTAAGATGGTTAAAGCTATAACAGTGCATGCAAAAGAATGGTGGGACAAAATAAACGGCAGTTCTTATTGTGCGGTGCGCGTATATGTTGACGATATAGAGCATAGAATACCAATAGAATATGGATATGGATCTTACTATGAGCAATTAGCAGGTGCGCTATTGAAAGAGCTTGGAATATTACCAGAATCGCACTGCCTATATTCTCAATGCAAAGATAAAGGCATTATCTATCACAGCATAAAAGAAAAAAATTGTCTAAAACGTGTAGTTAAGCAGTGGGGTGAATTATGAGCATCACGCATCCAAAATATAAGCAAGTCGCAGGGGTTCCTCAATATGGAATTCCCCCAATAAATGAGGTTTTAGAGCAATCTAAATATCATATAAGTTATTGCTGGTCATGTCGTGATTACGGATGTCCAACGACTGCCATAGTAACCAAAAAGTCTCAAATATTTATCATATTATGCGGCGACCACAGGACACAATTGGAGCAATTTAATTGTTTAGCAGATTGCATAACATACGCTAAAACTCAAAAATTGCATCAATATAGTGAATCTATGGAAGACGCTTTAAACGATTATTAAGGGACATTATGAAACTGATAATTGAGATAGACTGTGACAATTCAGTATTTGAAGAGTCGCCACAATATGAATTAACTAGCTTATTATTCAAGATAACAAGACTGCTAGAAACTCATACACTAGAAGATTTAGACCACAAAAAACTGCTAGATAGTAATGGTAACACTTGCGGATTAATAACTTTAAACGATTAAAAACACTATGAAGACTTCAACGCGTATATGCTCAAGATGCAAGCAAAAACTAAAATTTAAAAATACCAGTGCGGGATATTATGCCAATTGCCCTAACTGTTATGAAGACTTGTACAAATTCGAGACTATCAAAATAAAAGACATTAAATTTAAACAACTAAGGGGACAAAATGACAGATATAGAATTACTAGACAAAATAACTCTTGAAATAGCAGTAGGTGAATATTTTGGAGAATTGGCGCCCGATGAATGGCAAAAACTGTTAACGGCTGAAGATCAAGACGAATGTTGCGAAGACTTCCTAAATTCTCTTGAAGACTTGGATTATTCGCCTTGCGTATTATCTGAGCACGAAGACAAGACAATAGAAGACATATTAGGCAACGTGCAATTTTTAGCGCGGTGCATCTTTAAATTTATTAAGGGGTTAGACAATGGGCAAGATTAAAGAATTTTGTTTAGGTACCCCTGAGTTAGTGCAATGCGCTATAACAGCAACTAATGCGTGCCAATGGGCTTATTTGACCACTAGCGGGCAAGTTTGCAGGGAAGAATACGGTTTTATAGAAGACACTGAAGACTCTTCAGAGTATCAGACATTAGACCTAGGCAAGCTATCTTTAAAACAAGTAGCACGACTAAATAGAGCACTAATAAACTTTCATTTAAACCATTAAGGATATTACATGAGCACAACACTAGGATCGAAAGCTTGGCAAAAACAAGTTTTAAAAGCGTTATCTAACCCCAATTTTAAATTTAAACCGTCGCATTATTGCCTCCAGAATAAGCTACCGCATAATGATTATACGCATTCAGAAAAAAAGCGTATTTTAGCGGCGCAAGCTTTCATAATGGAACACGTCGAGAAACCAAAAACAATCGAATGCCATTATAACTATTTTACGCTAACACTTCCCATTGAATGCTTAGAACAATGCCATCATCAGGGACAGTGCGATCAAGATGTCGCCGAATGGCAACAACAATTAAACTTACAAATAGACCCTGAAGACCTGCGGAAAGAATTGCAAGAATATGGTGCTTGGAATGATGAAGAACTTTCCAAACATGATGACAATATAGCCCGCATTCTATGGATTGCTGCGGGCGACTATCAAGAGGGGAATTTCAATGGAATGGACTAAAAACACAATCAAAATCTACTCAACAATCTACAAAATTGAGACACCTTGCGAAGTATTACAAGGCCACAATCTAGCAGTGCACAGAACTATAGGATCTAAACGTGATGAGTACACCGTTTCTATTTTCTCGCATGGTGTAGCACTAGCTAAACACCTTAAGAAATTGCCCAAAATAAAAGACTACTTGATTAAACTAGTCACAGAATCGCCCGAATTGGTGCCACTGTTAAACAGTACCAGCTTAATTGATTCTATCCTTAAGGGCGATCGACCTGAAGAAATGGATAAAATCTATAACATATCAGAGGCATTAAATTTAAACCTACACGAACACTAGCCCGCCACTTTACCAGTATTAGCCCGCATCTATTGCGGGCTTTTTATTGCCAGAAATTCGTCACAGGTGGCAAGCTTGGCAACGCTTTACAATTCGTCACAGGTGGCAAGCTTGGCAACGCTTTACAATTCGTCACAGGTGGCAAGCTTGGCAACGCTTTACAATTCGTCACAGGTGGCAAGCTTGGCAATGCTTTACAATTCGTCACAGTCTAACCACTTTAGCCGCCCTAATTGCCTCGACACGCATTTAATTAATAACCTACCTAGTACTATTAATTACTTTTAATCGTCGCACCTTGCCCGAAATTGACAACAATTTAATTATTCCAGACGAAATTTCGACCCCAGAAAAACACTAAGTAAAGACTTTTAGGCCACCCCCTAGTAAAAACTTTCAGGCCAGACTCCTATTTTCCAGCATGAATTAATTTAATTAACGGCCTATTTAATAAATAAACACCTTAACACTTTTAATTTTCCATAAATACATTTTTAATAGTATTACTATCAAAAAACCGAAACTGTTATGCAAATTTGCTCTCCGTGGCAACGGTTTGGCAACGGTTTTCAGGGGGGGTCGTCTACAGTTTCTTTTTCATCTCCACTAATTACAGAATAAGCATATTCCCTATATATAAGAGGGGTTTTACATATATATTTACCTTCTCTTTACCCCAAACTGTTATGCAAATTTGCTCCGACCATGAGTTTTTCACCAAAAACGGTGTTTTTCGCTACCCCTCTCTTAGGCACTTCGCCATTTCGTCAACAGTTTATTCGTCACTACCCTAACTGGAGCCTATTTAGCTAGTAAAAACAATAACATATCGCTACAGTTTCTAAAAACTAATCTGTATACGCTCCGTCAACAGCGCCAACAGTTAATTTTTTAACTAATAATATTAGTAACTTATACGAAATAAACTGTTATGCAGGTTTTTGAGGGGCGTAAACAGTATTTAAGGGCATTCAATTAAATAATTTTAATTAATTTTAATTAATTTTAATTAATTCGTCACAGTGTTAATTAATTTAAATCGAATTAGAGCGAATTAAATAAATCGACGACGAATTAAAATAATTCTCGTAAATATCCTAATCGTATGTTCCTAGGTAACAGGAGCTAGTGCAATTATTGAATCTCGTCCAGCGAATCGTGCCAGACTGAAATTAACTTACCAGCCGGTCCTCGAACATTCTCCTTAGTAAACATCTTGATGTACCCCATACTCTCCATGTTCTTGAGGATGGACTGGAACACGGACGACCCGCCAATGTTTGTAATGTGACGACTAAGTTTCTGCTGGAGCTGTCTAAACTCCACTGGCCTGTAGTCCTGTGTACTCTGGAGCTGTCTAAGATAGTTCAACAGGGTCTCTTCAAAGTCTGAGAATTTCTTATACTGCTGCCCTACCCCAATATCTGCCAGAGCCACAAAACTGACCTGTATGCTCTTTTCTACCATCTGGGTACACCACAGCATCAAGTCTGCCTCAATTACCTCGTCAGCAAGCGTTACGGCCACACGACCTGCTATCTCAGCTGCCTTACCTAGCATATCATTAAGCGGGTCATGGCGCTTCCTGAGCGTTACGCGCTTATCAAACATGGCTTGCTCAAACTCTTCATAGATAGCTTTCGCTTTTGCTGATAGGGTTACTATCTTGTAAGTCTTTTCAGTACCTTCTAGCTGTTCAAAGTAGTTATCCTGGTACTTCTGGAAAAAGGTGATTAAAGACTCTGGTGGGCGCACCTTGCCTTGTCGTCCAGTGGATCCGAGTCTCTCATCAACGAAGAACAGAAAACGCGGTAGGAGGCCAGAATAGACCAGGGATGACCCTGATAGGCTGTAGAGCGAATCTGGCTGTGAGAAATTAAGGATATTGATAGTTGGGTTGATTATTTCAGCTCTATCCTTGAACTTCTCTTTTTTTGTACCTGAAGAGATATAGACCGAATCTGCCTTAGACCAGAGCTTTGTTAATTCTGGTAAGAGGTCTTCTAAGTACGCTGGAGTCTTTTCAGTGGGGGCTTTGAAGAACGAAGATGCCTCATCTAGCTGCTGGAATATGTTGTGGTCAGGGGCGTTTTTAAGCGTCGCTGTGAGAGCTGGGACTGATTTAAAGTTATCAACTATCCCTGAAAGCCGTTGGAAAGAAGTGAGTACTTCTAGGATAATATCTTGTGCGAATCCTTTACCAGAGGATGTGGGTGCAAAACATGAAATATAATGAGTTGGATGCCAGGCATTGTCCTTATCAGATGTCTTATAATGTGGTGCTTTGAGATAGGCTGTAGTGGCAAGTAAGGTAGCAAACGTGATGGCTGGTTGTGGGTTTCTGGATAGGCTGCAGAGTTCTTTTGTTAGATTTCCTAGTGGAGATGGACACGAATAGTAAAAACTATCATCGTGCTTCTGCAGTTCTTTTAATTGTTCGGCTTTTGACAGTGGTGCTGACGTTTCAATATAGTGTTTTAATTTTGAATTAAACGTTGGAGTAGCTTGGATGCGCTGGTCGATTGCTGATTCTTCTGGGAACATAGTGGTCGCAATTTGTAAATTAGTTGCTTGGGTTATTTCGGCATGAGGATAACCGTTTTCTTCTGCGAAGAAATAAAGTGAACTAATAGTAAGTCCGTCACGATTAAAGGAGTTCCACGTTTTTTCACAATCTTGGATAGACACAAACTTGGGTGAAGTTTTTGACCAGTCGATAAAGAGTTGTAGGTAGTTAGGAGACTCCGACTTAAGAGCTGCTGCTACTTTAATCCAGGTTTCTCTATCATCAGATGGAATGTAAGATAGGAGTTCTTGGATTTTGTGTGGGGTGGTTTGTGGGTGTGCTAGTGTGACAGTAGGTGCGTCGTGATGGGTGACAAAAAAGTCTGGTAATATTGGAAGTTGTTGAGGGTCAAGTGGGATTTCAGATACCTGCGCGTATTCGCCGATAGTGTTAGTATGTGGGTCAAGATATGTAGACGGTGCGATTAGAGTGTAATTCTTATCAGCGCGTAATTCGTAACAGTTCGTCACCTTCCTAGACGATAATGGCTCAGTGGTTCTGTAAAAGTAATGATAACCGCCAGATGCGCTGATTTCAGTGTAAGTAGGCGGTAATTTGTCCTTAATACTATCGTGGTAATCTCTGATATTGTTGTCGTAAATATCGAAGTCTAAGCAAACAATCTGACCAGTGTAATTCGTCACCACAGCTAAATTGTATTGGGAGTTTTTAAGCGGTGTCCAGGCTGAAATAAGTTTCGGGATATCTGTATCCTGATAGTTCTGCCAGTTCTTCAAAGTCGCTGGTGGTACTTTGGAATTGGGAAGTATAGGGATAGTGATAATACCACGTTTCAATAATGTGATGGCGTATTGATTCTTTTGCATTGTAGTAACTTTAAAACGTTATTCCTTAGTCTGAATTTTAATATGACTAATAGGTTTTCGTTTTAAAGATTCAATACCTTCCCTAATTGCAGCGCGAATAATCTTAGACGCTGGTACGTCGATTTTAGCTGCTAACTTGAGGATATCTGTGATTGGGAGATTTTTATTTCTTATCGATATATACTTTTTCATGTTGCGATTTAGAAAAATTTGTGGTGTAAACGTGGTGTAGAAGTATCACAACAATCGTCGGAACGACAACAGTGAAATTATATCCTTTTCAAGAAAAAATAGTTGAGTTCTGTGAGGACAGAAGGAGGGCGATAATAGCAGCGGATGCAGGACTGGGGAAGACGTTAACTGTTCTACGAATACTAAAAGATAAAGGATTATGTAGTGGACGTGTTAGTAAGGTAGGACGTGTATTAGTTGTGGTTCCTGCCTCGCTTCGTGAGAACTTTAGATGCGAAATAATTAAATGCGGGTTTCATACCTCTTGGTTTAAAATCGTGTCTTATGAGTGGGTAGTGTCTAATTCAAATAACTTAAAATGGTTAGACGATATTAAGTGTGTTGTAGTCGACGAGTTACAAGACCATCTACGCAATAAAGATAGCCTACGCTCCAAAGCACTGATGGAGATTAGTAAGTGGGTTAAATTTATGTACTTTTTATCAGGTACCCCCATTAAAAAGAGTAGTAAAGACATTTGGGTGGTGGCGTATATGTGCTCCCCTATGAAATGGGAACGTTATAGCGATTTCTGCGCTAAATATTGTGTGCGTCGCTATAATCAGTGGGGACGTAAGTGGGAATGGGACGGATTTAAGAACAGTCGCGGTCTAAAGGCTGAATTAGCTGACATAATGATACGTGTTAAAAAAGTTGACGTGTTAGAAGAGTTACCAGAATTAATCGAGAAAGAATTTTGGATTGAGAACGGTACGTATGAAGTCCCAGAAGAATCAGAATTATTAGCTAACAAAAAAGAAGTACGAGAACATATTGCTAAGGTTCGGCAAAAGGCTGCGTTTGCAAAACTAAACCATTACGTAGAGAGCTTAGACTTACGCGGAATTTCGCGCGGTATTATATTTGTCTGGCACAAGGATGTAGGTAGTACTTTAGTTGAAAAATTATCTGACTATAAAGTCGGATACATTACTGGAGATGTGGTCGCAGATAGTAGACTAGCGATAGTAGAGTGTTTCCAGGCTGGCGAATTAGATTTCCTAGTAATGACAGTATCTGTTGGTGGTGTTGGGTTTAACATAACCAATAATGATTACGTAGGGTTTTTTGAACTTCCATTTACTTACGCTGAAGTCGAACAAGCATACAGCCGCACCTGGAGAATTGGTAACCGTGGGTGTGTAGTCGAATATGTACTACTAAAAGATAGTATCGATAAACCGATGTATAACATTGTTATGAAAAGAAAACGTGAAACTAAGGAGGCTGTGGGATGATACGACGCTTATTAGAAAAATGGTTAGGAGTCGTCGAGCTGCGTAAGCAATTAGTCACAGTTAAAGAAGACCTACTAATAGCGAAGTACTTGGGTAAAATAACTGACACAGATATCCAGGACTATAAGTATAAGTCGGCACCGTATCACACAGTAATATATAGGTCTAAAGAGATTACGTTTTAAAAAAGGAAAACTATGAAGAAAAAAGTCGAAGATAAAACACACGCTAGGTTTGCACCCAGTGCCTCAAAGATATGGATGAACTGCCATGGTATGGTGGCTTTGTCGTTAACGTGTCCACCACAAGTTGCAAGTGAAGCTGCACAAGAGGGAACGTTAGCACACGAGTACGCGGAACGGTTGTTACGTTTAGAATTAAGATCCTTTGGTACTAAGACTGAAAAGGAACGTTTACGTAAAATAATATTAGACGAAATTGAAGACGATGAAATGTGTGGACACGTCGAAGACTATGTAGACTTCGTAGTTAAAGTTCGTGAGAAATTCCTAGCTAAATATCCAGATAGATTTATTGAGTTTGTCGAAGAGAAGTTCCACTATAACGAACATAACTCTGGTACTGTAGATTACGGAGTAATCGCAGGGAATGCATGCGTACTAATCGATTTAAAATATGGCGCTGGTGTTGAAGTAGAGGCTAAGGATAATCCGCAGCTTAAAAACTATGCGCTCTGTATCACTGAAAAGTATCCAGAGATTGGGCAGTTCCACATATTCATCTATCAACCACGTATTGGAGATGTAGCGCATGACAGGTTCGACACTGAGATAGTTACAATTAATAAGTTCAAAAAAGAAGTCGATAAATCAATTCGTGAGGGTCTGCGTCTTATTAAGACTGGGGTGGATATTGAGAATCTTAAAGAAGGTGACTGGTGCCAGTTTTGTCCAGCAATCACTGTATGTCCTAAGAAACTAAAGGTCGTAGAAGAAACTGCGCTGACACACTTCCAAGATGAAAGTTTTGTTCCAGTTGAGAATATACCTTTGGAACGGTTGGTTACAATATACCGCAGTAAGTCGGATATCGAAAAGTTTTTGAAAAAGCTTGAAGCATATTTGCATGGCAAGTTGTTAGCTGGAGACTCAATCGATGGAGTCAAGCTTGTAACTGGCAAAGGAAAACGCAGTTGGCGTAAAGATTTATCTGTATCTGAACTTAAGAAACTACTTAAAGCCAAGGGAGTAAAAAATCCGACAGTCGAAAAGATTGTTGGACTAGGAGAGGCTGAAAAGGCGTTACGCGGTACTGGTGAGGTGATTGATGATTGTGTCAAAGAGCCGAGCACGTATCCAGTCTTAGCTTTAGATACAGATAAACGACCAGGGTGGGATAACACTGCTCTAGTTGAAACTTTATTCGATATTGAAGAGGATTAGCAAAATGGCTAAAAAAGACAAAATAGAAATAAACGTCAAAAAAGAGATTTTAGTTAAAGGGTGTGAATTAAGTTTCCACCATTTAGCTGATAAACAAACTAGTGGACCATTTCCATCTAACGCTTACACTTGTGATGTGTACATCAAGAAGACAGAGGCTAAGGAAAAGTTAACTGAGTTGTTAACTGAAATCCAAAAAGCTGGAGAACAGATTCACGGTAAAAAACTGGCATGGAAACAATGCACAGAAGGTATCGTGGATATGGACGAGAGCTTGTCAGAGGACGATGAGTACCGCCAGTACAAGGAAGGTAAGTTGAGACTTCGTTGTAAGAGTAAGAACATCAAACCGATTGTGATGAATGCTAAAAAGCAAGTCATGTCTAATGATGAGATTCGTAATCTTAAGATGGGTGACACTGTTAACGTACTAGTTAACATCTACCCTTGGGAAGCTACTAAGGAGATTACTACTGTTGTTGATGGTGTTGAGAAAAAAGCTAAAGTTAAAGTGAAGAAGGTTTCACTGGGACTGATTGGTGTTCAATACGTTAAATCTGGTGGTTTTGATAATACAGCTCTTGCAGCAGCGCACTTTACTGAAGAGGCCAGTGATGACCTTGTAGAAGGTGGCGCGGATAGTGGTGAAGAGCTTGGAGTAGACTTCTAATGAAAACGCTTGAGACTACTTGGATTGGTGAACCGTATACTATTCACTATTTTGAAACGTGGGATGAAGTTGTCCCACATATCAAAAAAATTAAGAGTTACATTACTCTGGGTGTGGATATTGAAACAGGTAAAAAAGCCAAGTATCTCAAGCACAAATCTGCTGGTCTGTGTCCGTATCTATCGGATATAAGACTACTGCAGATTTATGGAGGGGATAGTGTTGTGTATGTGTTTGACTGCGCCACTATCCCTTTTAGTAAGTTCCATAACTTATTAAATAATAAAGTGTTGGTAGCGCATAACGCGCTGTTTGAGTACAAACATTTTATACACAATGGTTGTAAAAGAGACTTAGATATTCACTGTACCATGTTGATGTATGGTCTTGAGATGAAAGCTAAGATTCCTGAGTATCAAGACGTACGTTTTAGCTTAGATGCTGCTGTATCAGACAAATTCAAAGTACGAGTCGATAAGAATTTGCAAGTGTCAAATTGGAACGGTGTACTATCACTAGAGCAAATTCGTTACGCCGCAATCGATGCTATTGCAGCTCTTAGGTTAGCGAAGATAGTTAAACCACAGCTTGAGAAGTTCCAGTTAGTCAAAGTCTATAAGATGATGAAGGACTTAATACCTGTTATCGCTGAAATGGAACTAGAAGGTGTTAAGTTAGACTTAAAGAAGCACAATAAGTATATCGAGCAATTTGAATTACAGCGTAAAGAACTTGATAAACAGATTGACAAGTACTTTGGTGGTGTAAATCCTACATCTGGTAAACAGTTTCATCAGTGGGTTTGTGCTCATATTAAACCTGACGTTTTGAAAGATTGGCCGACTACTAAAGGTGGTCTGTACAGTGGAGATGTTAACACACTAAGTAGTTACCAGCATATACCCGCAATCGCAGCACTCAGTTCCTGGAAGGAAAGCTTTAAAGTACTTAATACATACGGAAAATCTTTACAGGAAACAGTACACCCAGTAACTGGTCGGGTACATACAGGGTTTAAGTTACTGCAAACTAGAACTGGTAGACTATCTAGTTATGCACCGAACATACAAAACTTTCCGCGTGATAAAGAGTTCCGTGAATTGTTTGTCGCAGCTGAAGGTAAGAAACTGATTGTGTCAGACTTTTCACAGATTGAGACACGAGTTGCCGGCATAGTTAGTAAAGACCCAGTTATAAATGAAGCGTACATATCTGGTCAGGACATCTATAAGTTATTTGCTAGTAAGTTGTACAAAAAATCAATTGAGGATGTAACTAAAGCAGAACGCCAACATGCTAAGACTGCTATCCTAGGTTTTGCGTATGGCATGTCTTATAAAAAACTGCAGCAGTACGCTAAGATGTCAGGAGTAGACTTAGAGTTAAAGACTTGTGAGAAATTGTTTAACGGCTACCACACGGTTTATAAAGTCTACTCTGGATGGTGTAACCAAGTTCGTGCTTATTACACCCCTAAAGGATTCGTTAAAACAAAACTAGGACGTATCCGTAGACTAGAAAAATACGAGGGTGAGTACAACGGTTACACGACAGTGCCGAATACTATCATTCAAGGTTCTGCTGCTGAGATTATGTTCTGCGCTATGAACCACTTTTGGAAGAAAAATCTACCAGGAGTTAAGATGTTGTTAACAGTGCATGATGAAGTGGTTCTGGAATGTGATGAGGATGTCACAGATAACGCCTGTCTAGAATTAGTGGATAGTATGACTGCTGGGATGTTGGAAGTGTACCCTGGTGCCTGTACAAAAGGATTAGCGGAGGCATTCTCAGGAAGTAATTGGCACGAAGCTAAACATTAATTAGAAAATATCTTGACGTAATAAGTGAAAGAGTGTAAAAGTTAAAGAGTAGTTAAGTATTGAGGATATATGACAAAGAAAATTAGATTGATTGGAGTTAATGAAGCACCACCAGAGCCACGTGTTGATTGGGCTACTACAGTAGGAAAGTTAAAACGCGGTATGGTGTACTTAATTGAGTCTGGAAAATTTGAAGGCTTTAGAACGTACGCTAAGTCACAAGGATTTAAGACTGTGCGTAAGTCAGATGGTAATGGTTCATTTAAGGTATGGATTGTATGAGTATTATTTTTTCAGTTTTGTTGTTTGCTAATTTTAAATGTGGGTTACCACCACTTCCACCAATTGGATGTGAAGTAATCTGTTTCTGTGACAAGGATGGTAATAACTGTGGGTGGCAATATGTCTGTGAATAAGTTTGACCCGATAGATTGGATGGTTTTAGTGGTATTGATAGGTGCCTTTACGTTAGCAATAATCAGAGTCACTAAGAATAGTCCTGTGGACTTTCAAGACCGCGACTACCTGGAGTATCGCTTCAACATGGTTGAGAATAAATTGAAGCGTATGAAAGTTGAGTTGGTTATTAAAGAGAGTGAGAACGGTGACTGTGAACTTTATCCGATAGTGAGTGGGAAATGAGTTCCTATCAAGAAAGTATACAAAAGTTGCTAGAAGCACTTGGAAATTACTTAGACTTATTTACGGAAGACCCTAATCTGTTAGTTGTGAGCAGTAAGATGCCTATAGATCCATTTGCACTAATTGTAAGTAATTCCTTAAGTAAGCTTACTGCTGCGTATAAAGATGTTAAAGAGGACATGGTAAAATGAAAATAAACAAAGGCTGGATAGAGATAGCCAACGTTGTTAGTAACAGTGTGACTATTAGTGAAGTCAAATCCTTCGATGGTAATAACTTTACATTTAGTGTGTCAGTTTCAGGTTACACTTCTTCACAGATATATGGTCGACCAGACTGTGATAAAGAGTTTGAGACATTTGAAGAAGCTGAAGAATACAGATTAGAATTGTTAAAACAATTAGGAGCTATCGATGACTACTAGTTTGAGAGAAAAGATTGACGAGTCTTTGGAGGTTTGGCGACCACTAGGTGGATCTCTGTGTGATGGAGCAGGGAGCTTTCTTATATCTGACGCAGGTCAAGAATTACTTAAATGGGTAGCTGAAGAGGCAGTAAAGAACGCTCCAGCAACAGGCTACCCAGATACTCAAAATAACGCATATTGGGATGAAGAATGGTGGAAAACTTTTACGGAGGGCTTATGAGTGACGAAGTTAGAAATATATTAAATGAACGTGAAAAGCAGTATGGAAACTTTTCGTTACATGCTGAACTTTCTCAAAAGCTTTTTGAAACTTTAGAGCTTCACGACTTAGAAAGTTTCAGTGAGTTTGAGCCTTACAAAAAAGAAGCACTGATGATGATATGTACTAAGTTAGCACGTATCATAAATGGTGACTCTAACCATATAGACAGTTGGAAAGATATTGCTGGGTATGCACAGTTAGTAGTAGACGCACTTGAAAAAGTGTTGAACGATGCTGCACCGCTATCTGATGATGATATTCCGTTTTGATTGGAGGATCTATGAGAAAAGATTTAGATATTCACTACGTATTAAGAGATAACGCTAAGAAGCTTGGCTGCCGATGGGACCCTGAAGAGAGGACTTGGTATCACCCGGATTATAAGAGTTTATCTAAATACGATAAAACTAAGCTAAGGAATTTAGAGGATGAGTCTGCAGAGATTTGGGCTGATGAACAGTGTGATGCGTCTGAATTTGATATAGATTTTTACGATTAATAAGGATTGAAAATGTCTGAGTGGAGAAAAATAACAGAAGTTACATTACCACAAGCACCATGCTGGTTACTAACCGATGGTGGAGCTGTGGAGTTAGATAAGAACGGTAAGGCGTTTGAACATTTTGTAACTGCTGCAGATAGAGAAAAAGGATGTGTAACCCCCTATAGTCACTGGATGCCAGCCAAAATCCCGAAAGCACCTTGTTGGTTACTTAGACGTATATCAGAACTTTGTAATGATGGTTGTACTATTGGTTATTCTGCAGCGTATGAGCAAGGTGTACGAGATGTCTTAAAACAAGTTACTACGTTTAGTAGTTGGCACTCGATGGATACTGCGTTTGTAGAGTATATTCAAGGATTAACAACTGATGAATAAAGCGAATAGAATTATAATTTATCAGTATTATGGTGGATCTGGAGCAGAACGGTCGGAACGCGCTAAGGAAGTTCTAGGTTTAACTATGAAACAACGATTGCAGCAAGTAGCCGACAGACATTTCTCTATGGTTGATAATAACGGAGCTTCTTACGAAACAAGAATATGCCAAAAAGTTATGATGGATAAGTTGTATAATGCGTTAATTGAAGAGCTGGAGACTATATGAAAATTCATATTGTCTGGGGTGACATAGATTATTCCGGTGGAATTATCCTTAAGGTTTTTCAATCTGAAGCTGCTGCTAAAGAGTTTTTAGGTAAATGTATTTCGATTGAATCTGCTGAATCTATAAGAAGGTTTGACGGATACTCTTTAACTGAAGAAGATGTAATTATGGAGACTGAAAAATGACATCCAGTTGCTGTAATTCAAATGTAACAGTTACTTATGAAGGTGGCGTTTCTTTTATGGTTTGTGAAAACTGTAAACGTCCTTGTCATGTTAAGTTTTATGGGGATAATAAAATGGATAATGACTCTTTTGAGTGTACACAATGTAAGCAAAGTTTCCACAATTCCGTATATTGCGGTGGGCTTTGTAGAAGTTGTTATGAGTCTGCTGCAGAAAAAAGACTAGAATACCGAGAGCTGGTCAAGCAGTACGCAGGGCAGATATTTGTTGGAGTTCGGTCTTCGGGAAATACAATTAACATTACGGAAATTGTAGAATGTTCGCATGAACTAGCTACTGAGGTTTTAGCGAGCTTGAAGCAGAAGGAGGGGGAATGAAAACATATAAGGTTTGTGTGCATTATTGGCCAGCAGAAGATTATCGCAAAGAAATGTGGCTAGGTTATACAACTTATATGCCTTCAAAAAGTTGTGTAGGCCAATT